ATTGACTTAGCGGTTTCATCCGTCATGGCTCTTGAAAGAGCAAGTTGGTGGCAATCTCAAGGTGGCGCATTGCCACAAATTTTCGACCCGTTCTCAATGGAGGTTCCAGATGCGTGATCAAATCACGACAATCACCGAATTGATTGGCGCAACAATGATCTCAGTAGGTCTTGGAATCATCTTTGGCATTGGCGCTGCTCTTATCGCAGGAGGCGTTCTAGTGGTTGTTGGATCATTCTTGGCAGACTTGGGAGGCAATAAGTGAGCATCTTTAGTCGAGGCATTCAATCCTTTACAACAGGGCGTTATCCACAGTTCAATAATTATGTTTCACCCTTAAGCCAGTTGTACGGTCAGACATCAATGACCTCAGCTGCCGGTGAGCGAATTGATGAATGGACTGCTCTTGGCGTTTCGGCTGTTCTAGGTGCGGTTTCATTACTTGCTGACTCAGTTGCTTCCATGCCACTTCGCTGTTACACAATTGACAAAGATGGCAAGCGAACAATGAAGCCGCTTCCAGATGTTCTTGCCGATCCTGATCCTGAATCAAACACTTACGAATTGATTCATCAAATTGTTGCTTCGCTGGCTTTGCATGGAAACGCTTATGTCAAGATTGACCGAGATCGTTTCGGAAACATGATTGGCTTAGTTCCGCTTCACCCTTATCAAATGCAGGTCTTGCCAACTGGTGACATGACTGGCCGCCGATACTTACACCTTGGCAATGAAATGAATCGCGAGGATATGCTTCACCTTCGCTGGTTCACGCCGCCTCAATCTTTGGTTGGTATTAGCCCACTGAATCAAGCAAGAAACTTGATCGGTCTTTCAATCGCCATGGATCGCCACTTGGCGCAATTCTATGGCGAGGGTGGAACACCTTCAGGAATTCTTGAAACAGATCAGAAACTCAATCTTGAACAAGCAAGAGTTATCCAAGCAACTTGGGAAGCAACTCACCGCCGTCACCGCAAGCCAGCAGTTCTCTCTGATGGTTTGAAGTTCCGACCAATTACAACTTCAGCTGCCGATGCTGAAATGATTGCAACTCGCGAACAATTGATTCGTGACATTGCTAGAATTTTCCGAATCCCTGATCACCTAATTGGTGCGATGGGTGATAATCAGACCTATCAGAATGTTGAACAAGCATCTTTGAACTTCTTGACTCACACAATCGCACCTTGGATTCGCCGAATTGAAATTGCTATTTCAAAAGTTCTTGATCCACGCGATGATGTTGCCTTTGACACTTCAGCGTTACTTCGAACCGATGCGCTAACTCGCGCAAGAGTGAACATGATCAATGTTTCAATGGGTGCGCGTACTCCAAACGAAGTTCGCCAAATTGAAGGCTTAGAACCGTTTGATGGTGGCGATTCATTCAATCAAGCTCTGACTGGTAATGTCACCGCAGGAGGACAAAATCCTGCTCTTGGTGAGGATGCCGATCCTTCAGCGCCGGTGATGGGAGTCCTTGAATAATGGCTGAAACATTCCGAGTTCCAAACGGGGTTCAAGAGGAAGCCAAAAGAGCATTGGGTTGGATTGCCGATGGTCATGCTGGCGGTGGATTCACAGCTGTTGGCAAGAAAAGAGCAAGTGATTTGGCTGCTGGTCATCCAGTAAGTGCCGAAACAATTTTGAGAATGTATTCATTTTTCAAAAGACATGAAACAGACAAGCAAGCGCAAGGATTCAACTCTGGGGAGGATGGCTTTCCATCTCCAGGCAGAGTTGCATGGTCAGCCTGGGGCGGCGATGCTGGCTTTACTTGGTCAACAAGAATCAGAAATCAAATCTCGAAAAGCGCAAGAGCGCTTTCCCTGATGGCATCCGAGGAGGGTGACATGGCTGACATGAATCAAGTTCCTGATCTAAATGAGGAACTGACTGAACTTCTCGCAGATGTTGTGAGCTTCTATTTCCGCGCTCATGGCGCACACTGGAATGTTAAAGGAAGCGACTTCAGCGAATATCACAAACTCTTTAATGAAATCTATGAGGATGTTTATGGGTCAATTGATCCAATCGCCGAGAACCTTCGCAAACTTGGTTCCTTAGCACCATTCACACTGCCTTCATTCTTGGCGCTTCGATGCCTTGAGGATGCGCCAACAATTTTGCAAGATCCAATGTCTTTGGCCAGTGACTTATTAGCAGCAAATGACATGATCCTTGATGAAATTTCAGATGCCTTTGATTGCGCCACTGCTTATGGCCAACAAGGAGTTGCAAATTTCCTAGCTGATCGCTTAGACAAGCATCAGTTCTGGAAGTGGCAGTTGACCGCTTCCCTTGGTCAAGAAGTCACTCAACCTTCACCTGATCCTGTTGATGCCCAAGGCATTGATGCAGATGATGATCAACCTTACGATCAAGTTGACGATATGTTGTCAGAGCAAGGTCTTGCGCCTATGCCAATCATGCCACGATCAGAGGAAATCGCTGAGGAATTATCCAATGAGGAACGCGCTTCCGCAGCTCGTATTGGCGAAGGTTCATTCGTATCTTGGAACACTTCAAATGGTCGCGCCAAGGGCAAAGTTGAAAAGGTTGTCACAAAGGGTCAGGCAAAATCATCTGAGGGCTATGCTCTTGAAACAACACCTGATCAACCAGCATTTTCAATTCGCATTTACAAAGAGCAGGGAAATGGTTGGATTCCAACCGATGTGACAGTTGTTCATCGACCAGACATTCTCACAGTTATCACCGCCCTTCCATCACCACGCTCGGAGGATTCATCAATGATTGAGGAACGCAAAGCAATGGCAACCGCAGAACGAATCACCATGTTTGCTGAAGTTCGCGCTGTTGCAACTGAGGATGGCTCACTTAAGATCGGCGGCTACGCTGCAACATTTAACAGTGAGGCAAGCGGTTTGAATTTCCGCGAAGTCATCGCACCTGGCGCATTCACTCGCGCACTTGCATCTAACGATCCAGTTTTCCTTCTTGTCAATCACGATATGGAAGGCATTCCACTGGCCTCAACTCAATCAGGAACTTTGCAACTTCGCCAAGATAAAACTGGCCTTTATATGGAAGCAACTCTTGATCCAGCAAATCCAAAGGCTCAAGAACTTTCCTCAGCACTTCGCCGAGGCGATATGGACAAAATGAGTTTTGCATTCACAGTTTCTCCAGATGGACAAACTAAAGATGCCGGACTTCGTACACTGACAGACATTGAACGCCTCTATGAGGTTTCAGTTGTCACCCTTCCTGCCTATGACTCAACTTCAGTTGGAATGCGTTCAACAGATGAAGTTGATCTTGATCTTGCTAAGCGCAAGTTAAGCCTGAAGGTCAAACATCATTCCTTGACTCGCAAGAGCAAGGCATAACACTCGGCGCATTCGCCCCGACTGGTCTCAAACATCCATCCAAGAGAAAGGGTCACAAATGACTCTAAGCACAAAACTCAAGGAGCAGCGTGATGCACTTGTTGCCGAGGTTGAAACAACTTTAGCAGCTGAGGAAGTTACCGCAGAAGCTCTTGATGCCGCATCAGTGAAGCAAGATGAAATTGCTGCACTAGATGAGCGCATCGCAACTGCCGACAAGGTAGAAGCTCGCACAGCAGCAATCGCAGAATCTCGCAAGGATTCAAAGGTTGCAACATTTGGCGGCGCAGTAGTTACTCGCGAAGCTATGACATACGACAAAGATGGTCGCAACTCATTCGTTCGCGACATGATTGGCGCAAACCTTCGCAATGACCGCAATTCATGGGAGCGTTTGCAACGCCACCAGCAAGAAGTTGCTGTTGAAACACGCGACATCTCACGCACTGACGGAGCCGGTGGAGACCTAGTTCCTCCCCTATACCTAATCAATGAATATGCCGAATTCGCTCGTGCTGCTCGTGTAGGTGCTGACCTTGTTACAAACATGGCACTACCAGCAGGAACAGACAGCATCAACATTCCGCAGATCACAACAGGTACACTTGCTGCATTCCAGTCATCAGATAACGCCGCAACAACAACACGCGACATGGTTTCATCAACTGTCACAGCGCCAGTTCGTACAATCTCAGGCTATGAGAATGTATCGATTCAGCTTGTAGAACAATCACCTCTTGCTGGCGGTCTTGATCGCTTAGTATTCGGCGATCTAATGGCTGACTACGCACTACAACTCAACACAGCTGTTGTTGGTACTGGTGACGGAACATCAGGCGCTCTCAAGGGTTTAATCACTCTTGGTGCTGATACCACAAACGGTATTCCTACAACATGGACTGAAACAACTCCAACTGCTGTTAACGGCGCAATCGCAATTGCTAAAGCAATTTCAAAGGTTGTAACAAACCGCTACAAGCAAGCAGAAGCTATTTTGATGTCTCCGTCAATGTGGTACTGGTTCGCTTCACAGGTAGATGGCTCAAATCGCCCTCTAGTAGTACCTGTCACAGGCGCATCCTCTGCATTCAACGCAGCAGGTACAATCACCAATCCTGGCGCTCCTGCTGGCCTTGTAGGTACAATTCAAGGTGTTCCAGTCTTTATTGATGCAACAATGACAAAGACATACGGCGCATCAACAAACCAATCACCAATTATCGTTGGTAAGTTCAGCGATAGTTATTTGTTCGAGTCAGGTGTTAAGACACGAGTTTTGCCGGATGTTCTAAGTAGCGCATTAACGGTAAGATTCCAAGTTTACGGATATGCCGCACTTGCACACCGCTTTAACAAGTCAGTTTCAGTAATTTCTGGAACAGGCGCAGTTGCACCTTCAGGCTATTAATTAGCTGAGTCTTGGCGCTGATCTTGCTTTCGGGTAAGGTCAGCGCCAAGGCGTAACAACATCCACAGGGGGATTTTATGCAATCTATATTTCTTGAAGGTTTGAAGTCTGCTCGCGAGATAGTGCAGAACAAAGGCATTGAACATCTTGATCGTTTAATTGGCGAACTTGAAGGCGATCAAATTGAAACAACTTCCTTGACTCCGAAATTGGAGTCACGATGAAAACAAGTCACAAAGTTTGCATTGGCATGGTCAACAACGGAACGATTGATTCACTCCTTGCGCTTGACCTTATTCAAATTGCGAAAAAGAAAGATGGTCGCTTTGCTCACATGATTCAAGTGGGCAATGTTGGACTTACTACTCGATCACGCAATGTTGTAATTAAAACATTCTTGGAAACAACAGATTCCGAATGGCTTTTAATGATTGACTCAGATGAGCGACTTTCAACTGACACTTGGCTCAAGCTGATAGATGCTGCTCACGATAAAGATCGCCCAATTGTTTCAGGGCTAGTTTTTGCAGCATTCTTTGACAATAGCGATGCTCTTTGCCCAATTCCAACAATTTATCGCATGGATCCTGAAAAGGGTTTGCAACCAATTCACGATTATCCGCTTGACTCAATCATTGAAGTTGATGCTGTCGGAACTGGTTGCCTTCTAATCCATCGCAGCGTTCTGCTAGATATGCAACAAAAGGCAACGCCGAATCAAGGCAAGGATTGGGCTTGGTTCGTAGAAGGCGCAATTGATGGAATTTACTTTGGCGAGGATTTATTATTTTCTAAGCGTTTGAAATCTATGGGCTACAAGATCCACGCCCACACCGGCGCAATACTGCCTCACCACAAACAATTTTGGTTGGATGAACGCCATCATCAAGCGATGCGCGATCATGCAATTCAACAAGTCAAGCAAGAAGGTTGATCGTACCCCTGGCGATCAACCTTCTTGCCCTAACAACAAAGGAGCAATAAATGGCAAGAATCTCGACAACTGAGGCCAATCAAGCCCTGTCAACGACAGGTTGGAGTTATGTCTCATTGCACACTGCTGATCCAGGAACAACTGGCGCTTCAGAAGTAACTGGCGGCACTTATGCTCGCGTTGCTGCTACTTGGAACAGTCCTTCATCGGGATCAGTTACCAACTCAGGCGCTCTTTCAATCAACCTGCCAGCATCGACAACCGCCTCTTACTTTGGCGTTTGGTCAGCTTCGACATCTGGCACTTATTACATTGGCGGCGCTCTTTCTCCAAGCGTTACAACTGGCGCATCTGCCGGCGTTGTAACAATCGCATCAGGTTCACTTTCAGTCTCAGCTTCCTAATTTAAGGAGTAGCCAATGGCAACAAATTATCCAAGTTCGCTTGATTCATTTACCAACCCAACGGCTACTGATACCCTTGATTCAGCAACAGTTCCTCACGCAGGTCAACATGACAACATCAATGATGCTGTTCTAGCAATTGAAACAGAGTTGGGAACTAATCCAAAAGGCGCAAAGGCATCAGTCAAAGCTCGCCTTGATGCAGTTGATACCACTATTTCAACTCAAGCAATGCCTACTGGCGGCACTGCTGGTCAAGTGTTATCAAAAGTCAATAGCACCAATTACAACACACAATGGACTGCAATAACTGGTTCAGGTTCAGTTGTATTGGGTACAACTCCATCAATTACGACTCCGATCATTACTTTGACCTATACTGCTAAGACTGCTTCTTATACCTTTGCCAGTGGCGATGAAGGCAACATATTCTCAATGAATAATGCTGCTACTCAGCAGTTCAATATCCCTACCGATGCAACTTTTAACTTTGCTATTGGCACTCAGTTCAATGTCTTTTGGCTAACTGGAGCAGGTCAACCAACTATTGGTGCAACAACACCTGGCACAACAACGGTCATTTCGACAGCAGCAACAAGTGCCACGCCTAAACTTCGTGTGGCTAACTCAATGGCAACAGCAATAAAAATTGCTGCTAACTCATGGATTGTTATAGGAGATGTTTCTTAATGCCTATTCTTGGAGTTGTTGATAGCAGTAAATTAAAAGGATTTGTAATTCAATACCTTGTTATTGCTGGAGGCGGTGGAGGTGGTCGATCAGACCGAGGCGGCGGTGGTGGCGGTGCTGGTGGTTATTTAGCAGCAACAGGTTTCACAGTTACTCGATCTACAAATTACACAGTTACAGTTGGTGGTGGTGGGGCTGCTGGTCCATCAAGTATCACTGTTGGAACTGTTGGTAGTAACTCAGTATTTTCTAGCATTACTTCTACTGGCGGTGGCGGTGGTGGCGCAAATGGCACGACTGCTACAACAGGCGGTTCTGGTGGTGGTCAGGGTCATCAAGGTCAAACAACTCGCGCAGCAGGTACAGCAGGTCAAGGCAATGACGGCGGGCTTGGAATTGATAATTTTCCTACCAGCACTCAATTTAGTGGTGGCGGAGGTGGTGGTGCTGGCGGTGTAGGTGGAGATGCTGGAACAGGTTTTGCTGGTGCTGGCGGAATTGGTTTAGCCTCATCTATAACTGGAACATCTGTTACTCGCGCTATTGGTGGACAAGGTGGAAAGCAATCAGGCAGTATTTCTGCTAGTGGTGTAGCAGGTTTAGGTGGTGGTTCTGCAACAGTCGCTGGTGCAACAAATACTGGCGGCGGTGGTGGCGGTGGAACTGGTGCTAACGCTACTAATCGCGCAGCAGGAGCAGGTGGAAGCGGATTTGTTGTTTTGAAATACCCAGACATTTACACAATTACAATAGGCACAGGCTTGACAGGTTCAACTCCAGCAGCATCAGGTGGTTTTAAAGTCACTTCTATTACAGCAGGCACTGGAACAGTGAGTTGGACATAATGGCACATTACGCATTCTTAGATAAAAACAATGTGGTAACTGAAGTTATTACCGGCGTTGATGAATCAGAGCTACTTGAAGGGCTAACGCCTGAGCAGTGGTACGGCAACTTTAGAGGACAACGCTGCATCCGTACTTCCTACAACGGCAACATTCGTGGCAAGTACGCTGGCATTGGCGATACTTATGATGAAGTAAGTGACACATTTATTTCGCCAATCACAGGAGAACAGTCAGTCGATCCAATAACTGAATAATTGAAATTTGAGGAAATTGATTTAATAGTAGAAAGAAGCGTTGATGGCAATCTATAATGAGAGCATTGCCTACAACGCAGCTGGCGTTGCTTACAATTCGGCAGTTATCTACACAACAGGCTCAGGCTCAATCAGCCTTGCAGGTTCAGCAACCGTTTCTCTTTCTTTTGCGACAACAGGTTCAGGCTCAATCAGCCTTGTTGGTTCGGCAACCGATTCACTTACTTTCCCTGAAACAGGTTCAGGCTCAATCAGCCTTGTAGGTTCGGCAACCGTTTCTCTTTCTTTTGCGACAACAGGCTCAGGCTCAATCAGCCTAGTAGGTTCAGCAACCGTTTCTCTTTCTTTTGCGACAACAGGTTCAGGCTCAATCAGCCTTGTTGGTTCAGCAACTTCATCCTTTGTTGTAACAGGATCAGGTTCAATCAGCCTAGTAGCAACTGCAACTGATTCACTTACTTTTGCCACAACAGGATCAGGTTCAATCAGCCTGATAGGTACAGCAACTTCATCTTTTGCTTATCCAAGTTCCGGAACTGGTTCAATCAGCCTTGTTGCATCTGGAACTTTTTCAAAGATTAGTTACGCCACAACAGGTTCAGGCTCAATCGAACTTGTAGCAACTGCAACTGACAATCTCTACTTTGCCACATCAGCTTCGGGCTTGATTTCTCTTACTGCTTCGGGATATGGCTTCATCGGCAATGGCGCTTCGATGAATAATCAATACCGAACTGGCACATCCATTGTTGAAAGAATCAGAGTCGGGGCTACAATGAATCCGAATAAGAATTTAAGAGTTGGATCAACAATCATTTCAAGACCCCGAATCGGTTCGCTAATCAGCAATTGTGAACGCGCCACTTCTACCATCACAAGGAGATCTCGATGACTTATGACTTAGGAGATGTCATTCCGCTTGGAATAACCATCACTGATTCAACTGGCGTAAATGCCAATGCTTCGGCGGTCACTTGCACAATTACCCTTCCAGACGGAACCACCTCAACGGGTTCGGTAACAAATCCTTCAACTGGACTTTACAATTGCGACTTTTCCCCGACTCAAACAGGCCGCCATGCGGTTAGATGGCTTGCTACGGGAACAAACGCCTCAGCTTATACCGATGAATTTACAGTTCGAGATTATGCCGACCTTGGCATTGTCGGACTTGATGAGGTTAAGGCTCACTTAAACATTCCAACCACAGACACAACTTTGGATGAGGAATTGCGCCGATTTATTGATGCAGCAACCGACTTGGCTGAAACTTATGTCGGACAGGTTCTAGGTCGCAGAACTTTCACCAGCGAACTTTATGACGGCGGCACTGAATTCATTCGCATTCGCAATCCAAAGGCAATTTCCATCACTTCGGTTTATGAAAATGACACTTTGGTATCGGCAAGCAATTATGTCCTTGACTACACAGGACAACGCCTCTATCGAATTGGCTCAGGCACACTTTATGCCACCAACTCTTATGGTTACTGGGTGCAGGGAATGAATAACATTTCCATCACCTATGTCGCTGGCTATGTCAATCCTCCAATGGCTGCTCGCCAAGGCGTTCTTGAGATTATCCGTCACCTATGGCAGACACAGCGCGGTTCAATGAGCGTGATGGGTCGCTCACTTGGCGGCGATGAGCTTTACACAACACCGACTTATTCCTTGCCACGCAGAGCGATGGAACTTCTTGACCCAACTAGCTTCCCTGGCATCGCATGACAGTCTCAATGGCATTTCCAACGATGGTCAACAAGATCATCACAGCCCTTGGCGCTGCCTCATCCTTGACCGGCATAAGAATCTTTGACGGCGCTGAAGTTGACTTCTCCTATCCAGGAGATGCAATCGCCATTGGCCACGATGGTTCATTTGGCGATTCTGAAATGCAGGTTGGCAATATCCAAGACACGCCATTTGCCTTCACAGACTTGCATGAGGAATCGGGAACGATTTCCTGTTCACTATGGTCGCAAGATGGAACAACTGACATTGCATCTCGCAGAACTAGGGCATTTGCAGTTTTAAGCGCAATTGACACAGTTATTCGTTCAAATTCAACATTTGACGGAACTTGCTTGTACGCAATCCTTACCGCAAACACAGTCAACTATCGCCAAACTGATATGGGAGTCGCGGTTGTCCTTGACTTTACTATCAGCTACCAAGCCCAGTCATAAGGAGAAACAAATGGCTTATACAATCATCAGCAATCGCCTTGACTGCAAGAAAGTTGAAGGCGATTCAATTACAGACAAAGAATTGCTTGAAATGGGTGCAAACATCGAAGCACTCATTGAAGGCGGTCACATCTTGGGGGATGCGACAAAAGCAAGTGAAACACAAACCTCAAAAGAAACTGCCGCGCCAGTGGTAGAATCAACATCAGCAATCTCTGAAGGAGCAACCATCAATGGCTAAAATAGTCCTAACAGATGCCAAGGTAACGATCAACTCAGTCAATCTTAGTGATCACATCAATAGCATCACTCTTGAAACAAAAGACGATATTGTCGAAACCACTGCATTTGGATCAACAGCCAAGACTCGCGTTGCCGGACTTGTTGACAATTCAGTGACACTTGACTTTATGCAAGACTTCGCAGCAGCAAATGTTGAAGCAACAATCTATCCTTTGATTGGAACAGCAACCACAATTGTTGTTCAACCAACTTCATCTGCTGTCGGCGCAACAAATCCCACATACACATTTTCCGCGCTCATCTCAGAGTGGTCACCTCTTAAGGGTGGAATTGGTCAGTTAGCAACCGCATCGGTTACTTGGCCAATTAGCGGATCTATTACAAAGGCGGTTGCATAATGGCAAAGCTAGTCCTCACAAACCCATCAATCACAATTGGTTCAACTGATCTTTCGTCATATATCACAAGCGTAACGCTTGACACAAAATATGACATTGTTGAGACCACATCATTTGGCTCAACAGCCAAGACCAGAGTTGCCGGACTTGCTGACAATTCCGTAACTTTGGACTTTATTCAGGACTTTGCGGCATCAGCTGTTGAAGCAACAATCTATCCGTTGCTTGGAACTAGCACCTCAATTGTCATCAAGCCAGTTGCAACAACAACCACAACAACAAATCCGACATATACGGTTTCAGCGATTGTTTCTGAATGGTCACCACTTAAGGGTGGAATTGGCCAATTAGCAACAGCATCGGTCACATGGCCTGTTTCAGGCACAATTGCAAAAGCAACTTCATAACAACTAAGGAAAGCAGGGGATAACATGGATGGATTAGCAGTTAAAGTCAATCTAGTTGAAGGAACAGAACACACATTTGTTCTAAGGCCAAGAGTCATTGTTGAATTTGAACAAAAGTTCAACAAAGGCTTGGGCAAGTTGATCGGAGATGAACAGAAACTTGAGCATCTCTACTATCTTGCTTGGGCATCGCTTAAAGCCAATGGAATCGTAGTCAAACCTTTTGGCGCAGATTTCCTTGACACTCTTAAATCAGTTGAGTTGGTAGTTGACCCTTCCTTCGAATCCACCGAGACAGCCTGACCTATTCAATAGCAGCTCTCTCGGTGGAGACAGGAATTCCACCAAATGAATGGCTTGATGCTCCAGACGGAATTCTGGAAGCAACTTACGCTTACTTGAACGAAAAGAACAGAAAGCGAGAACAGTGATGGCTCAAGAACACTTGATCGTTACTGGTCTCCATGAAACGCTTGCTGGCTTGAAAAAGTTTGACAAAGATAACTTGGCAAAATTTAACAAAGTTATCAACAAAGAACTTCGTCAAGCCAAGCAAGCGGCTCAAGCCTTAGCAATTGAATATGCTGTTTCTGATGGCGCACCTTTGAGCAATTGGAAAGGTAAACCAGCATTTATCGGCCCGATGCCAAAAAATAAAAAACGCCCATTTCCTACCTGGAACACAATTGAAGTTGTTCAAGGAATTAAGATTTCAAAGGCTCAAGGCAAGGTTAGAAAAGGCGATTACACAACATCGGCTGGCGCACTTCTTAACGATTCCGCAGCTGGCAGAATCTTTGAACTAGCAGGTCGAGGAAAACGCCGAGTAAGCACAGATCCACGAAGCATTGCTTTTAAGAAAAACTTGTTTGATCGTTTTGGCGAAACTTCTCGTTTGGTTTATAGAATTGTTGATCGCGACAGAATTAGAATTGAAATGGCTTTCTATTACGCTCTTGAACAGGCAAAAATAGATTTACAAAAAGCCTTAGAATCTCAAAAGAGCTAAAGGAGAGTTAAATGGCAAAAGGCGCGGTCATTGCTCGGATACTTTCCGAATACTCAGACAAAGGCACAAAGGCGGCAATTAAGGATCTTGCACACGCCGAAAAGAAGTTTTCAGATTTTGGCAATAAGGTAGGCAAGGCTTTTGCTGTTGCTGCCGCCGCATCTGCCGCTTTCGCCATTAAACTTGGAGTGGATTCAGTTAAAGCTGCTATGGCTGAACAAGAATCCATTGCTGTCCTTACCAAAACGCTTCAAAATGTTACTGGCGCAACAAATGATCAAATTGACAGCGTTGATCGCTATATCAAACAGACAATGTTCCGTTTGAATGTTCAAGATGATCTTTTGAGACCAAGCCTTCAGGCACTTGTTATCGCAACACACGATGTCAGTAAAGCTGAAGGATTGCAACAAGTTGCTCTTGATGTTTCGGCAAATCGTGGCAAGGATTTGACAGCGGTTTCAATTGCACTCGCCAAGGCTTATGCAGGAAATTTCAATGCCTTAAAACGCCTTGGAATCCCTTTATCTGAGACCTTAATCAAGAGCAAAGATTTCGTTGGCGTTGTCAAAGAATTAGAATCCGCAACCAAGGGTTCAGCAGCAGCCGCCGCCGACACATTTGCCGGCAGAATTGGTCGCATAGGATTAGCCTTTGAGGAAGTTAAAAAGACAATTGGCAACGCAATTATTGTTGCCCTTGAACCATTCCTTAACAAATTGACCCAGGCTTTGCCACAGATTGAAAAATGGCTTGATAGTAATTCTAAGAAAATTGCCGCATTCTTTATCACTGGCATCACTTATGGCGTGGCATTTGCCAAAATGCTTTATGACACTTTTACTTTCGTTGCAAATAACATCAAAGTTTTTGCCGAATTAGGCGCGGTTATTGCGGCAATTTGGGTTGGCTCAAAGACAGCAGCCGCCGTTGCCGGATTTATTACATTAGTTCAAAGCGTCATCAAGGTTTTTAAGGCACTCCGTACAGCAGCTCTTGGCGCTGCTTTTGCCGAAGCCATTGCCACAGGTGGCGCTTCCGCTGCTGTCGGCTTAGCAGCTGCAACCGCAGCATTCATTTTGGTCAATGCTGGTCTTAACAAATTTGAAAAAGATGCTGCCAAAACTAGCGCAAGCGTTGGCGATCTAAAGTTTAATTTTAAGGGTCTTGCTGTTTCTGCTGGTGATTATCTCAAAGGCTTAAAAGGCATCAATACTTCCACATCTGCCAATAATGCTGCCAAATCTACCAATAACGCATTGACTGCTCAACAAATCAAACTTCTTGATCAACTTAAAAAAATGGGTATTGTTCCGACTACTTCAACCGATCCAATTGAATTGGAAGCGGCTCGCCTTAATCTTTTGAAGCAGGGAACTCTTGAGGAAAAGGCTCGCATTGATGCAATCATTGCCGCCACTGCTGCTCAATTAGCATCAAACGAGGCAACCGCCCGTTATGCCGACCTTCTTACAGCTCTTGCCGACAACAAGATTTCAACTGAGGAAATCTCAGTCCTTGCCTCTAAATGGGGAATCTCCACAATGGCAGTCGAGGAATATGTTGCCAAGATTTATGCGGCAAATTCCACACCTGGCAACGATGATGCGATAATGAAACTTTATGAGGCTTGGGGTCTGACTAAAGAGGAAGCCTCTAAATATATTGACTTTGCGCGAGCATTAGCCGATGAGAAGTTATCCTCAGCTGAGATTGAAAACTTGATGGCCAAGTGGGGATTGACACGCGAGCAAGTTCTTGCCTATGCCAAGCAGGTTCAAGATGGCATAGTATTTTCAAGCACTTTCGCCGATCCTGGCAATGCTGCAAAGCAATCTTGGGTTGATGCATTAGCGGCTCTTAATAGTTATTTTTCCGCTTATTTTGCTTATTCCAACACCAGCCCTAGCGCCAGCACTGGCAGCAGCAATATAAGCGGCGGCACAAGCGGAAGTGCTGGCACTTTTGGCGGCAGCCTTCCTCAATATGTTCTGGATCAGAATCCAGAATTAGCCGCAGCCGTTGGCGCAACCGCCAATCGCACCGTTGACATTGCCAATCTTGGCTCAACCGCAACATCTGGAATAGGTGGCGGTGGTTTAGCAACTACCAATGTCACCGTCAATGTTCAAGGTTCCGTTACTAGCGAATCTGATTTAATCTCAACAATTCGTCAGAGCTTACTCAATAGCCAATTGTCAGGTAAGCAAATCACAGCGTTAGCGTTGACTCTCTAAATGTCAGTTGCAGGAGTTCCTATATTCGGAGCAATAATTGACTTCACCGATGGTGCGGAATTCATCACTTCGGCGATGCAGTTAGATGATCCTGTCTATGGATTGCTTGGCACTGGACAATTAGCAAACGCAAATGACCGAGTTGACATCTCGGACATTGCGGTTTCAGGATCAATTCGCCGAGGCCGTAACCGTATCCTTGACAAGTTTGAGGCTGGAACTGCCACTATCGTTTTGCGCGATGACAACGGCTATTTTAATCCTTCTAACACCTCAAGTCCTTACTATGGCAAACTTTTACCATTACGCAAGATTCAAATCTTTGCCGATTACAATGGCACTCGATACCCACTTTTCTATGGTTTCGTCATGTCATTCACAACCAACTTCCAAGTTGGAATTGATGCTTACTCCAAGGTTACTCTGCAATGCGTTGATGGCTTCCGACTTCTCAATAACTTCCATTTCACTGCTGTTCCAACTGCCACAGCAGGGGAAAGCACAGGATCAAGAATTGGCAAGTTGCTTGACCTAGCCTCATGGCCAACGGTTGCTCGCAAATTAGATACCGGCGATTCAACGGTTCAAGCTGATCCAGGCACAGCCAATCGAGGAATGCTTGATGAAGTTCAACTGGTTGGCGATAAGACAGAATTCGGCGGTCTATTTGCCGACAATGAAGGCGATTTGCTTTTCTACTCTCGCACCAATTTGGCAAATCGAGCAGCTAATCCAACAACCATTTTTTCCGATAGTGGCTCAGATATTGGCTACCAAACAATTGAATTGATGCATGATGACATTCTTATCGTCAACGATGTCACCGTTCAAAGGCTTGGCGGCTCGGCGCAGCAAGTTGTTGACTCAACTTCACAATCAACCTATTTTCCTCATGTCGGCGTTCGATCTGGCATCTACCTTCAAACCGATGCCGAGGCTCTAAGCCAAGCCCAAATGTTGCTGGCTACTCGTAAGGATGCAACCCTTCGCATTTCCTCACTTGGCTTGAACCTATTTGATCCATCAGATAGTGCGGAAACAAGAATTCAGGCTGGCTTGAGTCTGGATATTTTCTCGCCAATTAAGGTGACAAAAACAATGCCAGGAAGCACTAGCATAACCAAGACATTGTTCGTTCAAGGCGTGAGCCATGATATGACCAAGCGCAGTTTTGACACAAAATTGATGACGGCTGAACCTGTCATCAAAGCATTTGTTTTGGACAACACTTCAGTCGGAGTGTTGGATGGAACAGACGGACTTCTAAGTTACTAAGGAGCAATAAATGGCCGGTGGATACAAGCTATTCAGCACAGGTGAAGTGCTAACAGCAGCAAATGTCAATAACTATTTGATGAAGCAGACTGTCATGGTCTTTGCCGATGCTGCTACTCGCACAACGGCGCTTTCAGGCGTATTGATTGAAGGAATGCTTTCCTATCGTACAGATGGCCATGTTCACGAATACTATGACGGGTCAGCTTGGGTTGCGACTGGAAATGTTAGCCTCACAGGTACTCAAACCCTTACCAATAAAACTTTAACTTCGCCAACAATCAATGGCGGTTTCACAAGCAGCATAAATGAAAGCATTGTCAGAGGGCTTGAGGAGGATGTCAATGTTGTTGCTTCGGCGGCAACTGGCACAATCAACTTTGATGTTTCAACCGCATCGGTTTGGTACTACACCTCAAATGCCACAGCCAATCACACGCTAAATTTCCGTTACAGCTCAGGGGCAACCTTGGCAAGCAAGTTAGCAGTAGGAGATGCAATTACTTTGGTTTGGCTAAATACCAACGGTTCAACTGCTTATTATCCAAGCGTGATTCAGATTGATGGCACAACCGTAACTCCAAAGGTTCCTGCCACAATTTCAGCAGGTAACGCCAGCGCAATTGATTCCTACACTTTCACAATTATCAAGACAGCGGCAACGCCTACTTACACAGTTTTTGAAACACAAACCAAATTCGCATAAGGGGAAAAGATGCCAATACTTTCAGCGTTAGCAAACTCATCTGCGAATGGATATAGGTTTGGTTTATCTAACGCAACTCCAACTGTTGAATACTTAGTTGTCGCTGGTGGTGGTGGTTCGGGTGGTTACACATCTGGGGCATCAACTGGTGCTGGTGCTGGCGGTTTATTGACAGCAACAGGTTTTGCAGTTGCTTCAGGCGTAGCTTTAACCGTAACCGTTGGAGCAGGTGGAACAGTTGGCGCTAATACTGCATTAACTCCTGGCGGTAATGGTAGCAATTCAGTTTTCTCATCAATTACTGCAACAGGTGGCGGTGGTTCA